GCACAGCCTTCTACAGCCAACGGGTTAACCTCGACGGCACGGACTTCCAGCTTGACTTCCGTTGGAGCACGCGGGAAGCTCGCTGGTACCTCCGATTGCTCAACACCACGGGCGACGTCCTGGTCGGGCCTATGAAGCTTGTCGTTAACTGGCCCCTGCTGCACTACTACCACGGCCGCGAGGGCGTGCCGACGGGCGAGATCTGGTGCATGACCGTGGGTGCCTCAACCGACCCGCCAGGGATTTCGGAACTGGGCGAGGGCCTACGTTGCCAGTTGGAGTACATTCCGCTTGGAGCGGCCTAGAAAATGGGCGCCCTTTTCGACCGCCGCTGGGCCTTGACCGTTTCAACCCTTCAGGTTGACGCGTTCGCGATCCATTTCAGGGTCGAAAAGTCAATCAAGCCTGAGCCAAACAAGGTTCTCATTGAGGTTTACAACCTGGACGAAAACCACCGTGGCCAGCTTCAAGAGCTGGCCCCTGGCAAGCTCGTCGGAAAGAAGGCCAAGCATAAGGGTAAGACCAGTCCAAACGTCAAGGGCTCGGTCTCCGTGCGTCTCGAGGCCGGGTACGCCGAGGACGGCGCCAGCCTGATTTTTCTGGGTGATCTGCGTACGGTTGACTCCGAGTTGACCGGGCCCGATTGGATTACAGCTATCACATCGGGCGATGGTGAGCGGGCTTTCCGCACCGCCCGGATCTCACAGGCGTTCGGATACAAAACCCCGGTGCGCACGGCCCTCGCAGCCGCCGTCAAGGCCCTTGGCCTCGGCAACGGCAACTTGGCCAGCGTGGCGTCCACCCTGCAGTTGCAGGGCAACGCGACCGTCTACACGCGCGGGCTGGTGCTGAGCGGTTCCGTGGCCATGGCGCTGAACGACATTTGCCGATCGGCAAACCTTGAGTGGAGCATTCAGGACGGTGTGGTACAATTTACGGACTTGAACACGGCCCTGGCGCAAAAGGCCATCAAACTTACGTCCGGCACCGGTTTGATTGGCAGCCCGAACGTAGATGGGAACGGCGTGCTGAAGGCCAAGACCCTTATGATTCCAGGCCTGACTTGCGGCCGACTGGTAGTTGTTGACTCCAGGCAAATTCAAGGTCAATTTAGAGTAGAGAAGATCATCACCGAGGGACATAGTCACGGGCCCGATTGGTACCACGAGATCGAAGCTAAGCGCTACTGAGCACAAATGCCCACCCAAGACCCAGACCTAGCTGAGCTGATTCGCCGCGCCCTTGACGCCCGGCTGACGAACGTGCACACGGCGCTGGTGGGCACGGTGATTGCATTTAATTCGAGCGACAACACCGCCGACATTCAACCCGGACCTTCCCGAGCCGTGTTGACGGTAGACAACGAGGTAGCCTATGAACCCCTGCCAGCTGTTCCAAAAGTTCCAGTATTGGCTTACGGAACGGAGCGATCGTTCGTTCAAATCGCACTCAAGCAGGGGGACAGCGTCTTATTGTTGGTCAACGAAGCCAGTGCGGCGGAATTCCTGGACGGCGCCGACGCCACGCAACCTGGCGATTTATCGCGTTTCGGACTGTCCTCTTGCCTAGCGTTCCCTTTTGTACGCCCAGGTAGGGCGTCCGGCGCTGCACCGCTGGCCCTGCTGAGCGACGTGCAAGCCCTTGTCACGGCCCTGCAAACCGCGACGGCTGGCGGAAACCCCCTTACATTTGTAGCCCCGACCCTGGTCGGCACGGCTGAGGTGGAAGCGAAATGATTGGCCGAACCGTTCCCGCTGGTGACCTGGACCTTTCGACCGGCAAGTTCGAGACCCTTACGGGTCCAGAGTACGCCGCGCAGAAAATCCGCCAGCGCTTCAAACTTTTCCTAGGCGAGTGGTTCCTCGACCAAAGCCTGGGCGTCCCGTGGTTCACCGAAGTATTCGTTAAGAACCCCAATCTGGACCTCATCCGGGCGCTTTTCAGAACCGAGCTCCTCAAAGTCCCCGGCATTGTGGGTGTAACCAGCGTCGAATCAGCTTTCACTCCGGCCACTAGGACGCTTTCCCTCGCCTATGTGGCCATCTACCAGACCGGTGCTAAGCTAAGTGAAGTAGTCTCTAGCCCGGTGCCAGTATGACGGTAGACAAAAGCCTTTGGGGCGTGCAGCCAAGCGGTTTCTACGCCCCCACAATCGAGGACATTCTAGCGGACGAAACCGCTGATTTGCTTGCCGTTGTGGACCCAGGGCTTGATCTCGACGCTGATGCACCCGAGGGCCAAACCGCTGGCATCCGCGCACGCCAGTACGCATTGGCCTGGGAAGCGCTACAAGTTGTTCACGACGCGAACAATCCAGATAACGCGGAAGCCGACCTTTTGGACGATATTTGCAAACTCGACGGCACCGTGCGTCCAGGCGCGGCCCCGACCGTCGTGGTTGCTCAGTGCACGCTCACGTCGGGTACGGTGCTTGCGGCGGGTACGGCGCTGGCCAACGTGGCAGGCTTCCCGGACGTTCAGCTTACGCCCGCGGCAGACTTTACGGCGCCAAGTGACGGCACATTTGACGTTACGTTTGCGTGCGTGGATAGCAGTCCGATTTCGGTACCCGTTGGCAGTCTGCAGATTTCCGCGCCTATTTCGGGCTGGACTTCGATCGGCAACACGGCCCCGGGCGTGCTCGGCCATCTGGTTTTCGACGACACACAGACACGACTGCTGCGCGAATCCGAGCTGGCGCGCACCGGCAGCACGACCACACTTGCACTGCAGGCCGACATTGACGCACTGCCCGAGGTTGTTTCGAGCTACGTGCTCGAAAACACCGGTGCAACCACGGACGCAAATGGCCTACCGCCGCACACGATTGCGCCCGTTGTTTACGCATCTGCCCTGGTGAGTATACCAGCCCTGGCTCAGACTATTTGGGAAGGCAAGCCTGCTGGTGTAGGGACCTATGGCACCACAGCAATCAGCTACACGGATACGACCGGCGTGCTTCGCACGGTCAGCTACACGCCCGTCGAGCAGGTTCCAATCTACCTATCGTATAGCCTTATAACTACGACGGGCTACGTCGGTTCGACCGCCGTGGCCGAAGCTGTAGCCACGGCCTTGACCCAGCTTGCGGCGCCGGGTACGCCGGTTCGCGCCTTGAAGGCCGAGGCGTCCGCCCTGGCTTTGGGCGGCGTGGTTGATGTGAACTCTTTCGCGTTAGACGTTGGCTCGCCTCCCACAGGCACCACAAACATTGCACTAGGCGCATTCCAAATCGCAACCTTTGCCGCGGCCAACATTACGGTGACACCATGACCACGCTTACCGGATACGCGACCAGCGTCGTACCTGTGAACGAGATAGTTTGCGCTTATGCGTCTGGCGCATACGAGCCCGTCCTGTACACTTCGAACGCCCCATTTGTGGTGTTCGGCGCATTTACCGTGCCCACCCCGGTGACCGCTCGGCTCGCTGTGTCTGCCTGCAACTTCGGAACGGCTACACTGTTGGTCCAACTGTTCGCCGACGGCATCGCGACGGACTGCGAAGTCTACGTCACAGCCGCGACAGAGCAAATTTACCTCACAGCGTTCTACGCCTTCGCTTCGGGTGTGCTGTACCAGGTTGTTGCCCAATTTGTAGGGGATAGCGGCGTTTCGGCCATACGTACAGTGAGCCTAGTCGCATGACAGTTGTGCACCAAGCTGTGGACACTGTGACTGGTGTTAAGTACCAGTGGTCGGCCGCAAACTTTGACAACGGCGCTGGGTACCCTGGACCTAATTCTCCGACCAGCTTGATAGTGCTGGCCGGGCTGCAAAGCCTAGGCTCCGATCATATTCTGCACCAAGCTGTGGACTCTGTGACTGGTGTTAAGTACCAGTGGTCGGCCGCAAACTTTGACAACGGCGCTGGGTACCCTGGACCTAATTCTCCGACCAGCTTGATAGTGCTGGCCGGACTGCAAGGCGCGGGTGTCAGCCCAGTCCTCCACCAAGCTGTGGATTCTGTGACTGGTGTTAAGTACCAGTGGTCGGCCGCAAACTTTGACAACGGCGCTGGGTACCCTGGACCTAATTCTCCGACCAGCTTGATAGTGCTGGCCGGTTTGAAGCGCAATGTCGCCAGTCGTTCGATGTGGGTGTCTAACGTAGACGACGGCACGGTATCTCAGGTTAGTATTCGTTCAGGGTCGCTCGTGCGTAATATCACGGTTGGATCGGCGCCAAAAGGCCTGGCCTTTGACGGCACAGCTGGCATCTGGGTATGCAACTCCGGTTCTAACACCGTGTCACGCATCGACGTATTTTCTGGTACCGTGACCGATACCGTTAGCGTGGGCACAACCCCCGTGGACGTCGCCTGGGATCATGCAAGTCACGTTTACGTCGCGTGCGGCGGAAACAACACGGTGCATCGTATTGGCGTGACCTCCAAAGTAGTTGATCTGGTGATTTCTGTCAACTGCGGAACCGGTATGGCCTGGGACGGCGCAGCGCATATGCACGTCACCCACGCCGCTGGGCTGGATTTGAGCCGCATTCTCATATCAAACGGTGCGGTGGATGGCAACTTGGTCGGTGCGCCAGCGGTGCGGGCTATTACATGGGACCACAATGGGTTTGTCTGGTACTGCAAGAGCACGCCAGAAGCAACCCAAAGGCTTGCCATATCCACTTATGACTATGCCGGAGAAATGCCTTCCAGCCCTATGTCAAACTGGATGGCGTGGGAAGATACTGGCCATATATGGGCAACACACTATTCGGGTGTGGTCGTAGTTGAGAACGTAGCAGCTTTTACGACAGCCGGCGCGGTTACGCTTGAAGGCACGGCGCAAACTCTACAGGGAATCGCTTGGGATGGCGGCCAATACTTGTACGTGTGCGACACAAGGGCAAGCGCAGTCGCCGGCCGCAACCACGTGTACCGGATTGATCGCGCAACAAATGCGGTAACCGCTATCGACTTGGGTGGCTCATCTGGTGTAAGTAGGGTAGGATCTTTTGGTATCTGCAGTGATGCCGTGACGATATGACTTCAACCCTTGAACTGCACATTTTGGAGCGGCTTGACTCTATCTCTGAGGGCGTCACGAGCCTTAGGACGGCGTTTGACCTACACGTTAAGGCGCAGGCCGAGTACGACGCGGCCAAGTCGTTTCAAGCAACCCTGCGCCGTAGCCGGGTTCGCTGGGCCGTTTCAATCGGGGTTTCTTTGGCTAGTTTCGGTCTGGCCCTCTGGAAGTTTCTATGATTCCAACCATCGATCACATCACTGACGGGACCTCCAAGGTCGTATCCCAGTACAGGGGCCGACATAAGTTCCTGGCGCGTTTGGCCTGCTACCTGTGGCAAATACAGCACATTGAGGACGCCATTTTCGCGGTGCGCGACGCCTTCAACCCAGACACGGCCACCGGGTTTCGCCTTGACTGGATTGGTCGCAAGGTCGGGCAGCCAAGACTTGGCGACGACACCACTTACCGAGCCTTAATTCAGGCCCGCATTCGGGTCAACCGGAGCCAAGGCAAGTTCACGGACCTCCTGGCCGTGGCTGGTATCCTCTTTTCGAGCTTCACTTACGACGAGTGGGGTACGACCATCCAGATTTACACGTCCGACGCCATGACCGCGGAGTTTCGCGAAGTCGCGCACACCCTGTTGCAGCGGGCCGCGCCTGGTGGCGTGCCTATCTACCTGCTACAGTCTAGCGCGCCGGCCTTTGAATTTGCAATCGCAACCGCGGACATGACCGTGCCAGGTGGATTTGACACGGCCGCGGGCCTGAGCACCGCCGGCCTTTGGAGCTACTCCCTATGACAACAGGCCTACCAGTCCCCAGCCAAGCCCTTCCACTCCCCGCAACAGACGCAACCGTCACGGCTGGATTGCCCGAAGCTGGGCTAAGCACGCGCCTAGACCCGTCGACGGCCATTTCCCAGGGCGTGATCGGCGGGCG